GCGCACTACTCGCTGCGTTCGGAGATCGCTAAAAAGATCGGCCACGCTCTTGCCGAGGCATACGATAAGAAGATCTTCCGTCAGATCGCTAAGGCTGCTCGTGAAGCTCACCCCATTACTGCTGCTCCTGGTCCTGAGCCCGGCGGTAGCATCATCCAACTGGGTGTGCAAAAGGAGTATGATGCACAAGCTCTGGTAGATGCTTTCTTCGAGGCTGCTTCGATTCTGGATGAGAAGAACCTACCTAAGCAAGGTCGTACTGCTGTCCTCAGCCCTCGCCAGTACTATGCACTGGTGTCTCAGGTTGACAGCAACATCCTCAACCGTGACTTTGGTAATAGCCAAGGTAACCTGAACAGTGGTGAAGGTCTGTATGAGATCGCTGGTATCTCCATCAAGCGTTCCAACAACCTGCCCTTCCTGGCTGGTAACGTGACTTCCGTCAATGGTGAGAACAACGACTACTCCGGTAACTTCAGCACCCACTGTGGTCTCATCTACTACAAGGATGCTGCTGGTGTTGTGGAAGCTATTGCTCCCTCCGTGCAGACCACTTCTGGTGATGTGTCCGTGATGTACCAAGGTGACCTGATCGTGGGTCGTCTTGCTATGGGTTGCGGTACCCTGAACCCTGCTGCTGCTATCGAACTGCAGTCGGCTCGTTCCTGATAACTAGAGGTAATTACCAATGGCTGCTCAAACTGTTGACGGCGTTGGAGTTACCACTAGTGCAACATACTACCCTCGTCCTCCGATTGAACCCGGTCGTGAGGGTAGTACTGTTGTCGGTGTAACTCGCCTTTCTGGTGGTACTGGTCAAGTTGCCGGTACTAAAGCTACTACTGATGATAACATAAACGGTTCTGGATGTACCCTTACTACTACTGTCACTGATGGTGTAGTGACTGGTCAAACCGTTGCTGCCGGTGGTGATGGTTATCGCGTTGGTGATGTGCTGTCAGTTGCTGGCACCACTAGTGCAACCTTCCGTGTTGACACTGTTTCTTATACTAACTGAGGTAAAACATCATGGCTGTTTCTGTTGCTAAAGGCAATAACGGCGTCTGCACGACCGACGCTGTTCGTATTTCTGTAGCCAAGACCCGCTTCGGGTATGGCTCTCCTGTTGCTGACTCTGCTGTGGCTTCGACCACTAAGGGTCTGCGTACTGCTTATCCTGGCGTTGAGTGCAATATCGCTAACGTCTGATTTATTTGGGGAGGCTTCGATGGCGACTAGCCGTCACCGGTCTCCCCTTTTTTTATTCCTTCAATAACATCACTGTTATGCCGTTAACCAATAACGCTCAAGCTACACTCCAAGCTGTTAATGAAATCCTATCGTCTATTGGTCAGGCGCCTGTAACCACCATCGAGGCTCAGACCATCACTTATGAAGATGGAACAACTGTCGAGGCTGTAATCAACCCGGAAGTTGCAATTGCATACGAGACACTTCTGCAAGTCTCAAAAGAGGTACAAGCTGAAGGTTGGACATTCAATCGAGAGTTTGAATATCCTATGACTCCTACCAGTAATGGTTACCTATCTTTGAATAATAATATGTTGCAGTTAGATCTAAGTAATATCTTAGATAATGTTAACTACGATACTGTTGTTCGTGATGGTCGTTTGTATGATAAGATTGGTCATACAGATGTATGGGATACTAGTAAAGTATATAAAGTAGATGTATTGTGGTATCGGGATTTTCCTGATATTCCCCAAGTCTTTCGTGATTACATTACTTCACGAGCTGCTACACGTTGCGCTATTCGTCTTGTTGCTGATGTTAATCTGACTCAATCGTTGGCGTCCTTTGAGACGTGGCGTAGGGCTAACTGCCTGGAGTATGAATGCAGCCAAGGTGATTACACTATGTTTGGATTTAGACGGGGCGAAGGTTTCTACAATAGCTATCAACCATTCAAGGCTCTTGCACGATGACAGCAGTATCCCAACGAATCCCTACTTACACTGGTGGTGTATCACAACAAGCTGATGAGAAGATGGCCTTAGGGCAAGTGAAGGAAGCTTTAAACTGCTACCCTGATGTTACCCTAGGAATGATTAAGAGACCCGGCGGTAAGTTCCTCAGTAAGTTAGCTAGTCTAACTGCTAATACCGCTGATTCTGCTGCATGGTTTAATATCTTTCGTGATAACCAAGAGAAGTATGTAGCTACCATCCCTTCTGAGTTTGGCATACGTAGTGTTACTCACTCAGGTACTGCTTCTGCTGGTACAGTGATATACTTCAATGTAACTGGAACAACTACTGGTTCTGGTACTGGTGCCAAGTTTACTGTGTATAAGTTCAATGGAACATATAAAGTTTCAGCAATCACTAATCCTGGTTCTAAATACGTTACTTCTGATACGATATATGTTCCTGGAACAAGTCTTGGGGGTACTACTCCTGCTAATGATTTGACAATCACTGTTGATACGGTCAATGATCTTAAGGTATGGGACCTAGTAACTGGTAATGCTGCCACTGTGTCTTATACGAATGGTAATCAAGAATCTATTGAAAGTTACCTGACTGCTAGCGACTCACGTAACATTAAAACCCTCACCATCAACGACTTCACTTATATCCTTAATAGTGAGAAGACTGTAACAGCTAAGGCTGCACCTACATTTAATGCGAACAGGCAAGCTACTGCTATTGTTACTGCTGTAGATCACGACATTGAATATAAGATCACCATTGGTACGCAGTCTTTTATTTATACTGCACCTTCATCTGGTTCCGGTAAGTTAACACTGGATGAGGTAATGGAGGGTATCTTAAATTCGATTACCTCCGGTTATACTACAAAGACTATTATTGATAACACTATTTATTTGACATTCAATACTGCTACTACTGTAACAGGTGAAGCTGGTCCTACAGGTAAGGACTTGCGTGTGTTTCAGGATTCAGTGAACTCATTCACAAGTTTACCTGAACAAGCACCTAACGGTCAAGTAGTTAAGATCAATAATACGTCAGCTAGTAGTGATGACTTTTATCTAAAATATGTTCAAACTAGCTCTGGTACTACTTGTACCTATAGTCAGTCTGGTACTACAGTAACAGTAACCGCACCAGTTGCTCATGGTCTAGCTAATAATGACCTAGTTAATGTGAATATTACAAGTGGTACAGCTATTAGTGGTACCTATAAAGTTAGTGTAAGTAGCTCTACTGTGTTTACTTATACTGCTGCTACTAGCCTAACCACCAGTGGTAATCTAAGTCTATCTTCTACTAATGTTACAGGTTATTGGGAAGAAACTATTGCTCCAGATGTGAGTACTGGATTTAATGAAGATACAATGCCTATTGCCCTTATTCGTACAGGATTGAGTCCCCTTACGTTTAAGGCTACATTTCTAGATGGATCGGTGACAATTAACGGTTTTCCACTACAATGGGAACCTAGACTTGTAGGTGATGATGACTCTAACTCTCACCCAACCTTTGTGGATAATACTATCCAGGATATATTCCTATTTCAGAATCGACTAGGATTCCTGACTGAAGATAATGTCTCCATGTCTCAGGCTGGTGATTACTATAATTTCTACCATAAATCTGCTACAGTACTAGGTATTGCTGATCCTATCGATTTAAGCTGTGCTAGTGTTAAACCAGCTGTTATCCGATCAGTCACACCAATCACTCAAGGCCTACTTCTGTTTAGTGATAGTCAGCAGTTCCTCATGGAATCTGAGAATGGACCATGGACTACTAATGATGTAACAATTAGAACTATCGCTAACTACGAATGTGATAGGTACCTTAAGCCTGTTGACTTAGGTTCTACAGTACTTTATACTAGTAGGAATCAAAGTTGGACACGAGCATTTGAAATCTTTACAAGGGGTCAAAGAGAGAATCCTTCTGTTAATGAATCCAGTAAACTTGTACCTGAGTGGATTCCACGTACTATCACTCATACAACTGGTAGTCCACAGAATGGTCTTTGGGTTGGTTCAGGTAACACATCCAAAACCATGTACCTGTTTAGGTTCTTTGAACAAGGTGATGAGAGGGTGTTATCTTCTTGGGTTAAGTGGATACTTCCAGCTAATGTAATCCATACAGATATTCAGAATGATATCCTGTATGTGTTGTGTAGTGATTCTACTGGGTATAGTGTACTTCAACACAACCTTGTGTTGTCGCCAACTACTGGTGGTCTTATTAATAGTCTGGGTAATACTGTAGATCCCCATATTGATTTTTGGAGTGAGGTAACAGATGCCACTATTGTTAACCCTACCCCACCTACTGCACCTACATATGATCAGGATACTAGACTAACAAAGGTCTACTTACCTACTTACTTTGATACCACTAAAACCATTAGGTTTGTAGTAGGTCTACAGAAGACTGGTAGTCCAGGTACTGCATCAGGTTACACCAATGTGGTAACAGTAGAGACTGATGGTGGTGGTGATTACTTCACTATCCCTGGGGATGTTTCTAATAACTACATCTATGTAGGGTATGAGTACAACATGGAGATCACTCTTCCTAGATACTACTACTCACTGGGTGAAGCTGGAGTTGACTTCACAGCGGTCACTACAACCTCCCGTATGGCCTTCTACACAGGTTTAGGTGGTGATGTGTACTTCAGTGTTCTAGACCGTGGTAGAGCGAATTGGAGGAGCATTGATGGTGCAAGGATCTCCGACTTCTATATCTCTGATACGTCACCATTTAGAGATTCATATGTTTATAAAGTTCCTATTTATCAG